GCATTAACGCTACGGGCAACATAGGCGCTGCCCAATATAGGGGATTTCATGTCAGACGTAACTCGGATACCACTTGGTTGTGGTTGAGTCGTAGGTCATTGTCAATGCCCGACTAACTACAGCAGTTCCTGCCAAGGCAATATTTCCTGCGGTTGTCCAAGTAAAAATGCCAGTTGGAATTAAAGTTATTGTGCCACCACCAGTGGTAAACGGGGCAATTGCAGTGATAGTTACAACGGCAGCAACTCCAGAAATAAAAGTAATGTCTTTTGTTGGCGCAATCGTAGCTGCGCTTGCAATTGTTGCTGCTGCCGCCCTTGTGCCTGTAATTTCTGAAACCGCCAACGTGCCATTGATGGCTAGTGTTTGCGTTGCTGCGGTGGTATTGAATGTGCCATACATCAACGAACTTGCTTTATCTCCTGCGGTGTTGGTGCGGTCTTGGTTGTTGACGTAAAAAGCGTTTGAGCCTGTCTCATAATTTCCAGAGTAGTAGCCGAGTGCTACGTTACGGTTTCCGCTAATTTGTGTCCCAAGTGCAGACAAACCCACGGCTACGTTGTAAGACCCACCAGCATTTGTTTGCAATGCTAAAGCCCCTACTGCCGTATTTTCTACTCCGCTATTATTTGATTTTAATGTGTCATAACCACCAGCAAAATTGTATTCTCCAGCTACATTTAAACGCAAGGTTCGATACCCCACGCCAACATTGGAATTGCCGGTGGTATTGGTTTTAAGAACTTCAAAACCCACCGCCGTGTTTGAGGCTACTGCGGCAAGGCCCAAACCTACTGTCATGCCTTGCACAACTGCACCGCCTGTCAGCGTAGACACGCCAGTTACAGCCAAAGTGCTAGAGAAAGTTACAGCGCCCGTCACAGCCAAAGTGCTAGACACTGCAAGGCTCGTAGCTGTGGCTGCGCCCAACACAGGCGTGACCATTGTCGGGCTGGTGAACAGCAATGTCTTAGTGATGCTTTTGGTTGTACCAGCGGTAGCAGGCTGGACAAACGGGATGATGTCCGTAGGGTTTATGACGGTGGCAACGGGCAAACCAGAGATGGCAACGGTAGTCATAATTAAAAGTTCCCAGCGTAAATGTTGTAGCGTTGACGATTAGCAACTATGCCGTAAGGCATTGCCATTACATCGTCAGGGTTGTTGATGCGCTTGATGTTGCGCTTGGAGGTCATAGCAATCCGTTGAACTTGTGGGCTTGGCTCAACGCCAAACTCGGCGGCAATCTCACAGGCCAAGTTGAACCTAAAGGCCCGTAGGTAGCCTGGTGGGAATGACAGCGTAGTTGCCAGCACTGCTGGCTGTGTCAATTCTTCAACCGAAATAAAGTGCCATTCCAGCGGACGCAGCGGTACTGGATAGACGTACATTTCAATGTCGGGATACGACATATTTATCCACAACACCTGTGGATAAGTGCTAGTCACTGTTTTGACTGCAATCCCATCATACTGTTGTTGATTGATGATCTTGATGCCGTAGCTGACGTTGGTGGCAGCGTCCCGAAAGTAGGTAGCATCGTCCACCAAAATTGGCCTGTTGCCAACAAAATCACCCGATGGGCCTAACGTGCGGCTGCGGATACTGGCAGGCCAGGTAAACACCTGATCCTGAGTGCTGAACACTGACAGACGCTCAGTGTTCCATGAGTCAATCATCTGATTGAGCGCAGTCAGCGAATCCTGAGATGTGGCTGCGGAAGGTGTTTCGCCTTCTGCCAACATTCCAATCAGGCGCAACGCCCCGTTTATTTGGTCGCCAGCAGATGTGGTCATACCCTATGCTCCTAGTTCAGCAACCTCAACTCGCGGCCTGCCACGGGGACGTTTCATTTCGTTTACCGTGGCAGGTTGTTCAACATCACCTAAATCATACCTCACCCAACCGTTTTTTTCATCGTAAACAGCTTCCAATTCAGCGCAAGCCACTTTTGTACCGTGAACCGGGTGACGTAGATAAATGACCATTTTTATGACGCGCCGTGGATGACAACGTAATTGATAACAACGGCCTCAGAATACGATGTTGCAGCAGTCAGGTTTCGCAACGTAATCAAAGCAGAACCAGCAGCCAAATACGAAACGTAAACGGTGTAAGCCCCAGCAAGACTACCAGTGGTATTGCTACCAATATTCACAATCATTGCGTCATTAGTAGAAATAATGCTGTTAGTCAGAATGAAAGACACAGCAGTAGCGCCAGCCAACGCTGCATTGTTCATTGTGATGCGCCCAGCACTGGTGTTTGCAGTCACGCCCGTGGATTTGCTGGTGGCTTGGGTTACTGCTGTTTGGGCAGCAGTTGTGTAGCCAAATTCTTGACTAACGTAGCAAGTTGTGAATTCTGGGTCGGAATATGCGACACCGATTGATTGGCTGTTTGACATGATGTTTCCTTATGAATGCCCCACGCTTTGTAAGCGTGAGGCGTTTCTATCACAGACGGTACAAAGTCCAAGTAGCATCGCCAGTTTTACGGGCGCGAAAGGTAGCAGACGTACCTGCAACAGCCGCAATCGTCATAAGACCTAGCGAGCCAGAAGTGCCAACCGTCCAACCAGTACCAGCAGTCATAGTGATGACGCCAGAACTGGAGCCGTCCACGTTAATCACTTGGAACTCAAAGGCCGAGTTGTTGGGCATACTTGGGAAAGCAGCGTCCATCAAAGCAGTCGTTGGGAGCGTATAGGCAGCAGCAGACGCGCCTGGGGAACCAAGAATAATCCGGTTAGCCAATTGAGCCACGGTTAGAGTTGCTGCGCCTGCGGCGACTGCGCTTGGTGTAGGCTGGGCATTAAACTGAATTTCACCAGTATTGCCGTCACCGACTTGATAACCACCAGAACCATTAGGGAGAGCCATGATAATTTCCTTTGAAAGATGTTACGAAGAAAGGGGCCGAAGCCCCATTCAATTTAGCCCCAAAGACGGCAAGCCATCTGAGGACGAATAGTGCCAAAACCGTAGAGAACGTCGATACGGCAAGGCATACGGTCGTTGTTAATATCGTATTGCCTGACCACACGAAGAGAAATACCGTTATGGTTTGCGCGAGCAGCCATATCGACCCCTTGGGGCATGAGGAGGTCGGCCGTAGCAAACGTTATTGCGTCCTTGTGGTAAATCAAATTCTGCGGATAGCCAGTAGAAGCTGTACCAACAAACGTCACGGCAGCGTTGTCAGCAGGAAAGCTGTCAACGGTAGCCAAGGCGCTGGCGCTGGTATAAATTGCTGGGCTTATTGCAACGCTTGTCCATGCACCAGAAGATGCAGTGGCGGTAGAGGTGCAAACAAACTGCTGCAACGAACCAGTTGACTCACGGGTCTGTGGGTTAACTGCGTACACGCTTGCAATAGTAAACACATCACCAGCAACAATAGTTGCAGCGCCAGTACCACCGTCAATGTTGATCGTTGCTTGGCCTTGGGTGCTAACAGCACCGTTAACCAAAATCGTATCAGTCGTAGACCGTGTACCAGTGGTGTGAACCTTGATGGATTGGCTCATGTTGACTTCATCAAACCCAAGCACACCAGTACCCATCATGCCGTTTTTGAATTGGCGTGACACGGTGTCGGTGGGGTTAAACAAGCCTTTCATGCCCTCAACCAAACCAGCGTTAGCGGCAGGATTGACAGTAGCGTAGCGAGGCGACATAACCGCAGCGTTTTCATTCAGTTTTTGTTGCGCTTGCAACAGAACCAAAGAAGTAGCTGGAACAGTGCCGGGAGTGCCAACAGTCGAATAGATCGACTTGTAAGCGTTGGCAACGTCAGCGTCAATGCTGGAGGCCAACTGAGAGATACGGGGCTTGAGAACCCGGTCTGCAAAGTCGTCCATCTGCATGGTCAGTTCAGCGGATGTAAAGTTCACGCCGATGTGCTTTTGGCTTGCCACGGTCAGAGTTGTAAACTGCTCGTTGTCGTCCTGCACTTGCAGGGCTGCACCGTCAGTCACCAGCGCCCGATCAGGCAGGCGAATACGCAAGGTTGAGCCGATTTTTGCACCGTTAACAGCAAAGCTGTCGTCGTACTGCCGGTTCACGTTGCGAGTAATTACCAGGTTGTTCTCGAGAATCTCAAGAGCTTTCCGAGTAATCATGTCAATGGTAAGAATACTGTTAGCCACAATTTTTCCTTAAAAAATAAATTAAAACTTTCGCGCCTGTAACGTCTTCATTTGTCGCGCTCTTTCGGCCTCAATCCACTGACTGGTACTCATGGTCTTGATAGACCGTGGGTCAGTTGTGTCATAAGACCCAGAACCCACCCCTCGGGCGGTAACTGGTGAAATCGGTTCAGGCGCACCAGAAGTACGCTTTTGGACGGGGTTTTCGGCTAATCTAGCCTCAAGTCGTCCAATCTCTTTAGCCTGCAAAATAGGCGTTAGTCGAGAAATACGATCTGCCTCTTTCGGATTTGAGCCAAGGTGATAAACCAAGTCAGGCCCAATGTCCGACGATTGAATCGTTTGTGCCATCACGGTCGTAATCTTCAAGCTGGGGTTATAGGCAACTTGTTCAAAGTCGCTGTACTTAGACCTAGCCGTTTCTTCACGCTCGTGATACCCATCAAGAATCTCAGCTTGCTGTTTTTGGAGTTCCCGCTGCTCAATCAGCTTGTAAGCCTTGGCCTCTGCGTAAGCATCAACCGACTCAAACTGATCTTGCGGAGGCAAGTCCACTGCCACTGCTGGCGCAGGCTGTCGCTCTCGTTCCCACTTTCGCTGCTCTCTTGCGAGGCGTTTACCAATAGCGGCGTCAAGTTCCTCTTGCGAGAATGTCTTAGCTGCTACTTCCGGCGTTTCAACTACAGGTTCTGGAGTAACCGCCGTGGTTTCCAGTTCCGGCGCGGGGGCTAATTCCGCTACTTGCTCTACGTCTGACATTTTTGAATCCTAAGATTCCCTGGTCATTGGGCCAGTACAAACATTATAGACCTTCTCCTGGCGTTATGTAAAGCACACA